TCTGTATCATGTTCAGCGTCTTGATCATTTTCAAGTTGTTGCTCACGTTCAGTTGCGCTCAGTTCCTTAATCTTGGTTTTGACACCACTATTAAGGGTTAGATGAGAATGTTTTCCTTCGTTAATTTCGACTAAGAAACTGTGAAGTTCCTTAGCTAACGCCGGTTTCTCAGAAACCAATTTTCGCACGAATTCATGATTGTCATTACAAGACGACAGAATATCGATAACATCCCTCCTTTGGAGGAATTCGAGTACTGTCGCACCTCGAGGATCACCCTTGACTCTCTCAATGGTATCAATAGCAAACCCTTTTGGCAGATTTTCATCTGCTAAAATTGAATGTTTTTTGATATTCATTGACTTGTCAATTGACTTAGAGGTCATCTCCCTGTCGGGAGATGAGATAGTTCTATTGTTTTGAGATGGTAAGTTTCTATATAGTTCATTAACTGTATAAGCTACATTATCACCATTAAATAGTGCTATCTTTTTAACCGCTAGAGCTTCCTTACTGATAATATCTATTTTCTCTTCCTTATCTTTAAGATAAGGTTGATAAATAGCATATCGAGTTTGGAGCGATAAGCCGCCTGGGTTCCAGCCTAATCCTCCTAGTATTTCAGGGGCATGACAAAGAAGCTTCACAGCTTTCTTTTGTTTCAACCTTAGAAGTCCTATAGAGGTAGGGCCGAGATTCTTAGCTAATGCTAAAAAGTTCCTGTCAGATGGATTTCTCCATTTGTTTTGAACAAAGATTTCATCAGGGGTGATAACTCTTGATGCAAATTCTGCAAGCCTATTACTAGTAATAGTCTTGTCGTTCGAAACAGGTATATCGAGCTTCGTAAGAACCTCTTTATACATTGATTCGAATTTACTTCGCATTACAATGTCATCGCCTAGTATTCTGTAGTGTAGACTATAGCCAAAGTGACGTCTTTCGTTTCCGTTGCAGTAATCGATAAAATCTTTTACTCCTTCAGAAAACTTACGACCTTCATGTTTTGCTATAACTCCCCACATTATACCATGGTGACTAAGAGCAAATGATGGAAAAGAAGGACCGAGCCCTAAGGGCTGTCCAACTGACCATACCATTTGTCTTAATGACTTGGTTTCTGGATCGTTCACCAGCCATGGTGATCTACTTACATCCCGGAACAAATTAAGAATCTCTTTGCATTCTGGACCATATATGCCATCTAGCACGTATGTCTGAGCTTGCAATGGAAAATTGTTTGTTGCATCAGAAAGGTCAACAGAAGAAAGAGAGTTACCTCTCCTAAGTTCTTCTTGAGCCCATTCGACACCGTCTTCTTGACGGTGTGTTGCATCAGACGGCAGATGTTTTAGGATTTTAAGTAGATCCTCTTTAAGAGGGTCGAGAGCAAATTGAAAGATTCTATGAGGGTTAGCTACAGACCTAAGTTTGTAGCCCGCTTCTTGAATAAAACCAATTTTTCCTACTGCTATATCTTCTAATTCGGATCTAGGATCCCAATTTCGATTTTTTTAGCATAGTTAGC